TTTCAGATTCCAACATTTCTACCGAAGCGGAGGACATATCCATCGCCCCACTCTTATTAGGAGTCGATTTTAACGTAGATCCACTTTGCGGAATCTGTGCTGTTCGCTACCGAGACATACTTTACGTCTTTGACGAAATAATTTTGACGGGAGGTGCAACAACCTGGGATTTTGCCGAAGAAGTTACAAATCGTTACGGAGTGGAAAGACGCATCATTGCTTGCCCCGATCCAACGGGATCTGCCCGAAAAACATCAGGAGTAGGCTCAACGGACCACACTATCCTACGCAGAAGCGGATTTACAGTATCCTCTCCACGTTCACCCTGGAAAGTTCGTGACAAAGTAACCGCAATCAACACCGCACTATATGATGCAATGGGAGAACGCAGAACTTTGATCCACCCACGCTGCAAAGAGCTTATAAAATCTCTCAGAACTCTGACTTACGCTCCAAACACAGGTATGCCTAACAAAAACCTTGGAGTTGACCACGCATTTGACGCTTTCGGCTACCTCTGCCTCCAGCAATTTAACCTTGCAAAACCAGAGACATTAGGGCAAACTTCGTTTAGAATATACTAAGAACTACCTAATTCTTACTATGTACCACTCAACTACAAAGAAAAAGAAGAAGAAAAAGAAGGGAGGCAAGAAACGTGGCGAATGTTCCTGTAAATAAAGCGTTATACTCTAGGGTAAAAGCAGAAGCAAAGCGTAAATTCAAAGTTTACCCTTCTGCTTACGCTAACGCATGGCTTGTACGAGAGTACAAAAAGCGTGGTGGCACTTATCGCACCGAGGCAAAGAAACGTGGCAAGAAGTAGTGGCGGTCTAACCCGTTGGTTTAAAGAAAAATGGGTAGATGTCAAAACTGGCAAACCTTGTGGCCGATCAAAGGGCGAAAAAAGAGGCTATCCAGCTTGCCGACCCAGTAAACGTGTCTCAAGTAAGACACCTAAGACTGCTGGAGAGATGTCAGCAGCCGAAAAAGCAAGATTTAAGCGTGAAAAGACCAGTAGCAAGAAAATAAATTATCAACATAGACGTAAAAAGAAGAAAAAATGAGTGTAAAATCTCATGTAAAGCGGTAACATAGAGTTATCTAGGAAAAATCATGCCTAAAAAGTCCTATTCTGCAAAACAAAGGAAATTAGCTGCTGTTGCACCTCCTAGAGACAAGATCACTGCTGCTGATCTAAAGAAATTACGCTCCAAGAAGAAGAAAAAGAAGAAATGAAACTAACTACTCGTCAAAAAAACTTATTAGAAAAACATTCTGAGCATCATAGTGCCAAGCATATGGAGTTTATGAAAAGACGTATGAGAGCAGGAGACACTTTCACTCAAGCCCATAAAAAGGCACAGGCAAAGGTGGGCAAATAATGGCTAAACGTAAATCTGTAAGTTTGTCTGTAGGAAGAGGTGAAAAGTCCAAGAAGGGTGGTCTGACCGCAAAAGGTCGTGCGAAATACAATAGAGCAACAGGATCTAACCTCCAAGCACCTGTAACTGAAAAGAATCCAACGGGAAAACGTGCAGCAAGAAGAAAATCTTTCTGTGCCCGTATGAAAGGTATGCCAGGTCCATTAAAAGACAAAAAAGGCAGACCCACGAGAAAAGCGTTAGCTTTAAAAAGATGGAGGTGTTAAATGACTTACGCTGTACCTGGACCAATTAGAACTAACATAATCTCATCTACTTCTGTAGGTGGGATAGATAGTCCTTTCACCCGCACGAGGGCTGTCCTAGACATGATGAAAGGTTGGGAAATAATGAAAGCCGTAACCGAAGGAACAGACTACCTCCGAACAAACAGCGAAACATTCCTACCGCTAGAGCCAAGAGAAGATTACGATGCTTACCTAGCTAGAGTAAATCGTGCTGTATTTTCCCCATTTACCCAACGATTAATCCGAGCAGCCACAGGTCTTGTATTAAGAAAACCAATAACACTTATAGGAGATCCTTACTGGACAGAAATGTTCAAAATGGATGTAGATGGAAGAAAGTCAGATTTAGATGAATACGCTAGAAGATTACTAATGTGTTCTCTTACTTATGGTCAAAGTCACATTCTTGTAGATTATCCTGCACCTGGAGGGGCTGTCAGTTTAGCGGAAGAGCGTCAACAGAACCGCAGACCTTACTGGATTGAAGTAGATCCAAACAATCTTTATGGCTGGAGACTAGATCGTGAATCTAATTACGGAAACTTGATACAGGTGAGAATAGGAGAAAAGGCTGTACTTCCAGATGGACAGTTCGGGGAAAAGGTATTCGACCAAGTAAGAGTAATCGAACCAGGAAGTTACAGAGTATTCCGCAAAAAAGAGCAAATAGAGGAAATGTATGACGTTGCAGATGGGGATTATGCTGGTAGTTTTGAAGCTGGATCAGCAGATAAAGATTACCAACAAGTTGAATCTGGTAGTTTTTCTCTTGGCGAAATACCTTTAGTTACTATTTATTCTGGAAAAACCGATAATTTAGTTAGCAAACCACCTTTACAGGACATTGCATACCTAAACTTGGCTCATTTCCAAAGACAGGCTGACTTAATTCATAGTTTGCACGTTGCATCTCAACCAATGCTTGTTATGGAAGGTTATGACGATCAAACCAAAGACCTTGCTATCAGTGTGAACTATGCAATGGCAACTCAACCAGGCAACAAAGTTTACTATGTAGAGCCAGCTTCCAGTGCTTTTGATGCTCAATCCGCAGAAATAAAAGAGCTACAAATGCAAATGGCAACACTTGGAATCAGTACATTATCACAACAGAAATTTGTTGCAGAATCAGCAGATGCTCGCAGACTAGATCGTGTAGATACCAACTCTATGCTCGCAATGGTATCTATGGAACTTGAACAAAAACTTCAAAAAGCCTTCAATTTATCAGCCGACTATGTTGGAATCGAACCACCAGAAGTAAAAATAAGCAGAGACTTCGACATCGAAAGATTAATTGGTCAGGATATTACAGCCTTAACATCTCTATTCGATCAACAGGTCATTGATAGAGAGGAGTTTCGAGATATTTTGGTACAAGGCGAAGTATTACCATCAGCAAATGAGGCCAAATCTGAATAGTCTGATACAATAGTAGATAAGTACATAAAAACTATGGCTGGATCTATTGATAAAGTTCTGCAATCTGACGGAACTTATAAATGGGAAGTAGTAGAGCCTAAATCTGAAGCACAAAAAGTTGCTGAAGTCTCCTCTGCTCCCGAACCAAAAGAAACCAAGAAAAAGATCTCAAAAAAGAAAACTACTAACCCACTTTCCGAATAATTAATGGCAATCGAAGAAAAAGTCATTCAGCCTGATTCCGTGAATCCTTCTGAACAGCCCGTGGCTGACACTCCTTCACAACCACAAGCACCTGATCTTACTGCTGTAAAAGCAGAATATGAAGCAAAATTAGCTGCTGCTCGTAAAGAAGCTGCTGAAGCAGAAGAAAAATTCAAGGGCATAAAGGGAAAACTAGATGATGTCTACAAACAAAAAGAAGAGAAACGAACCAAAGACTTAGAAGAACAAGGGCAATGGAAAACCCTTTGGGAAGAAGCTAATAAAACGGCACAAGAAAAAGATCAACAAATATCTAGCTTGTCTCAACAGCTTGAAGAGATGAAAAATTCTCACGAAGTAGCCTCCACAAAAACAACAGCACTTGCAGCTATAAGTAATCTTGGTGCAATAAATGCGGAACAGACTTTGGCATTGTTACAAGGAAAGTTACAAAAGAACGCTGAAGGTAAAGTTGTTGTTCTTAATGGTGGTGTTGAACAAGATTTAAACACTTATCTCAGCAGTCTCAAAAACCCTGGTAGTGGTTGGGAGCATCATTTCAAACCAAGTTCAGCAGCAGGAATGGGTGCTAGACCTAGCCCCGTAGCAAATGCTGGTGGTGGACCTGTAAACCCTTGGAAAACGGGCAATCTCACACAACAAATGCTACTATTAGAACAAGATCCGCAGCTTGCAGCAGTGCTCAAGCAAGAGGCTCAAAAATAGTTAGTTTCTGTGAAACTAATCCCCTTGTCCGTGACTAGGGTATCGCAAAAGTAACAAGGTAATCTGAATGGCTGCTCCGTTTCAGAATTATTCTGGCGGTGTCCTATTAGCGGACATCGT